GCCTTAGGTTCCTCAAGGCGGGAGGGGGAGTTGCACCCGGGACGTGGCTGATGAGACCACGGACAGCACTGGCTATCAACATTTACTGTCTCCCGACACCGTCGTCGTATTGGTCGGTGTCAAGCTGATGGTGGATCCAGGAGGTTTTCCGGAGTTCTTGCCCCACTGGCGGCCGCGTCGCTTCCACTTAGGCTTGCTAGCTTGTCGTTGACAACTAGGGCCAGCTGTTGGTACAGGCGGAGGAGTGACGGGGGCGACAGGGGCATCGGGAACGAGTTCTCCAGTTCCCGAAGTTTCCGGTGCAGAAGGTGTCTTGGCGGCGATGAAATCGCCTCCAGAAATGACTTCGGCTGTACAGGAGTTGGTGGTGTCTCCGGAAAATGCTTTCCAGAAACAATCTCTGTAGCTGCCGCTTGGAGGGATCTCATCGAGTTTGTTGCACAGGTCTTCAACGTGTTCAACGGGACATTCGAACTGGGAAGCCACAATGTTGTAGGCCTCCGCATCTGCGGGTTCGAAGTTCTCGGATCGGTCATACTGTTCAAACCAACGGGCTGCTAGTCGCTTAGACTCGGATACATGGCCTTCGAGATCATCATCGTGAACACCTGCGTATTCACAGATTCGAATGATTGCTCGTGCCCAGTGAGACAACAATGGTGTTTTGTAGTCTGTGAGCAAGAATCCGAGTGCTTTCCGATACAGGACAACCAGATCAGGTGTTCGCTCGTCACTTGGGGTGACGTGCAGTTTCATCACCTGACGCTTAGTGTCACTGATCGATTTTAGCCCGACGGTCCAAACACCATACCAAATGCGACCCAGGAAGGGGACTGGGTTGTTGCAGGGTATGGTTTCAGCTTTCAAGAGCAATCCCGCTTTCTTACAGACTGACTCGTACAAGTTCTTCTGTACGTCAGCTGTTAAGCCATCGTCACCGCCGTAGATGCCGAGTGAGTCCCAAGCTTCCTGCTTGGTCCGACCACTCGTGCGCAAGGCTATATAAGCCATCAGGGCGTTGTCGAAGGTGTTCATAAGGCTAGTCCACGGACTGCCTGATAAGCGAGACCACAGAGTTTTGTAAAGTACTCCAAACTTTGTAAAGCCAGTACAATTGTACTCTTCCCAGAACAGTTTCTCAAGCTCGGCATGGTATTCAGGCTTGAACGCACGTTTGAGCAGGGCTAGCTCAACTGAAGCTAGCCACTTGCTGTGCGTCCCATCGAATTTGGTGAAGTCGGTGGGTATGACAAATCGTGCATCATGCAACACTTCTTGGATACGTTTTGTCAATTCTCTGGGGTTCTTCGAGAACGCGTAAAACCGAAGTCGGTAAAACACATTCTTCGCCATAGCATACATGTATCGTGAACCACGTAGCTTGGCATCACCGGGCATTACCGAGATGTTCCTCGGGGGTGCTTGTTTCCCATAGCACTCATGTTTTTGAAATGCACCGACGACCACACGTTTGGCAGAGTAAAGCCATGACCGGCGGAGTGTAGCCCGTTGGGTGGGCCGAGGTTGTCTCTCATACACCTCATCGATCTCCACAGGGTTGAGGGTGTGGGCCTCATGGTCTGGCACCACCATTTCTATGAATTCGTCAGCAAACGTGTCGAATTCCTTTGGCGGTGTAGCGGTGTTGGTCACATCCGTTATGCGCATCTTGATGCACGCCTTATCATTTGCGACACAAGTAGTCGGTGAAGATGCGCCAGCTATGAAAGGCTCAACGGGTAGCACGCGCATACTTGGTTTCGGCTCGTCCAACATATGGTCCTTGTTGTGGACAGTGTAATGGACTGGGCTAGGAAAATTGAGGCATTGCCTGGACACTTCTAAGCCCAGGATTTGTGGGTAGGTTTCCAGACATTCAGTGATCAGGGCAGCGCGATGCAGAGCAAGGGATTTCCCCTGTCTGAACCACCACGCATAGCGCTCATCAGCCTCTAGGGTGCTGAAGACACCTTGCACATTTCCCATGATTGACTCTTTGGAACGCTTGACTTTGAGGACAACTGTTGTTAGTATCTCCTCAGGAACAGTGGCGCATGATGTGCTGCCTGCCATTGACACGGAGACGTAGTTGAGAGTGGGCTGACCGCCCTTTCCTGCAACTAAGAATTCCGTCTTGTTCCATTTCCCTTGGCTGATCAAGCGTCTGCCTAGGCGTGGGCCCGGCATCATCCAACCAAGGGGTCCGTAAACTAGTCTCATTGGTGTCAACATGACTAGCCTGCGGGATGGGTCAGCACTATCTACGCGATAGTCACAGCTGTAGAAGGCTGATCCCCACCAGTAATCCGCGGCTATGGCATCCGCGCTGTAGTCCCACAATTCATGCTCATACGATCCGCCTCCTGCGATGTCCACCTTGACCACGTTGGACGATATGGAGTAAACTCCATCGTCACATGATCCGGCTGGCTCAACAGGGCAGAATGTGTAGCAAATGATGGGACGCATGGTTGCCATAAGCTTGGGAACGTCCATGTAGTAGTCGACGTCCACCAGGCGAATTACGTCAGTGCGGCTAATTGCATCGCACTTGTAGCTCATAGCCAAATCTTTGGCCATGTGGTAAGTCCTGGATCCACTCATTCCAGCATTGAACTCTCGGGTCGTGCCAGACACGAAATAGTTCGTGTAACCGGCACCGCGCACTAGTTCTTCAGATACGGCGTTCCAGGCGGCTCTGCGAGCCGCTGCTGTTGCATGTCCGTGTCCGGGTATTGGTTTCACGTCGGGTACGTTGATTTTACGGAAGGAGAATCGTAGTTGTTGGCACTTGGCTGTTTGCGAAAAACAGTCAACGGCCCTCGAAAACAATCGATGGGCTCGTTCTGGTGTGCCAGTGGTCATAGTGTACCGGAACAACTTGATTCCCACAGCAGCCCCTCCGATAGTGATGAGGGTCTTGTACGGGACGTACTCTCGCAAGTCGTTACCTGCGCAGAGTTCCAAAATACCTTGAAGTAGCGTTTCTGCGTACATCTCAGCGATGCTTAGAAGCATGTTGAATGGAGCTAGAAGGTTCAATGTGTTTTGACGAGT